TTTTACGCCCCGCACTGACGTCTCGCGGGTAAGCGGTTCCTCGCCGTTCGCCATACCGATCGTCCGCCACGAAGACGTTTTCTGTAGACCGGTTTTACTGGCACGGCCTTTACCTTTGCCGCCTTCCAGCATGTATACGATGTACTCAAGATATTCCTGCTTCTCGCGCCCCTGACCGGCCACCTGCCGTTCATTAATGGCCGCCGGAAAATCGGATAATAGTGATAACCGACGCTCTAATCCAGCCTTAGTCGTCAAAAATGAGGTCATGAGCTGATCCGGATTGCCCCAGACGGATAATGCGGCCTTCATAGCCGCTGTCTTGCCGCCGCCGGACGTCCCCCAGAAATAGAGCATGAAATTACGTTGGTGAAACAGATAGAGTAACGGAGTAGCCATAGATGCCGCGAGGATCAGCCGCGAAAACACATATTGACGAACCTCTCCCGCCGTTTTCATCCATCCGTCCATAGTACCTGATACCTGCATGGCCTCCGTGATAGCCCCTTCATCATCCATTTCAATGGCATACTTCGAAATAGCGGGCAGTACGAATTCATCACCGTAATGACGCCAGCCCAGATTGCCCACAGAATATTTAAGTGGAATAGCATCCGGATTGACCGATTCCAGCTGCTGCAGAAATTTAACGAGATGTTTCGCAGTCTCCGACGATACGTTCAACCCGTAATCCGACAGCTTAACGATAGATCGTGCAGAATAGACCGTCGACCGTTTCTGCAGCACGGTTCGCCATGAATTGTAATATCTGAAGCTGAGTTCCAGTTTTTCCTCGGATGTATCCATGTTATAGACACGGCCGGTAATCACTACCGGCGTTCCGGAAGCGGGATATCTGATGATTTCGCCATCCATCCGCTGTTTATATTCCACCACTCCGGTTTGATCAAACGAAAACC